TGGCATTATTGGAGATGTTCCATATTCTACATTCAATGTTGTAAACGAGTTTTTGTGGAATAATAAAAATTGGCATGTTGATGGGCTCGCACTACACTCTTTAGGGTTTTATGATATTTATATTAAGAGAAAGGGGTAAATATATTGTTTGATTTAATTAACGAGGAGTCATCTTTTACTGATTTGACTAAAAATAAATTTGATTTATCTCAATTCTTAGGCGTAAAAGAAAATAAAATATTATATAGAGCCTCATCTGAAAAAGAAATAAAAGATACAGATAAAAGTGTAGAGTACAAGAATAATGATATGTTTTTTAGATCAGACAATTTCACAACTAATCATGATGGACTCCATATCCTGTTTAGCGGATGCTCAGAAAGCGAGGGTGTTGGCGATAATATAGAAAACGCTTGGACTAACATTCTATATAATAAAATTTCAAAAGATATGAAGTGTTCTGGATTTTTTAATCTTTCAAGATCTGGTTGGGGCTGGTCAAAAATTATTACCAATGCTTTAATTTATTTTGAGACATATGGCTATCCAAATGTATATTTTATTTTATTACCAAATCATCAAAGAATGCATAAATTTTATAGAGGGGATGATGGAGGTTCATTCTGGAAACATGAACAGTTGTACCCAAAGGGATACTATCTTAGTAGAGAAAAAAATAAAGAAACCAAAAAATTTATATCAGATGAAAAAGAATATAATGAAGACTTTTTAAAATTTCTTTTAGGGTGGAAATTATTTAATAAAATATGCAAAGACAATAATGTTAAGTTAATTTTTTCAACATGGGACGAACTAGACTCTGATAATCTTGATAATTTAAATATGTTTGAAACTTTTTTAAATATGGATATCAAGAATAATTGTGGAACATATATAAATAAATGGTACGAAACTAATGAAAAAACTAAATATGATCTAAGAAAAAGAGATGGACATAATGGCATAATTATTCATAATTTTTGGGCAGATAGTTTTTATTCTTTATGGGAGGGTTTACAAAAATAATGATTAAAAGGTTGATAAAATTAATTATAGTAAAAAATCAAATTAGAAAATTAAAAAAACAACTTAAAAACCCAAAGCCATTTATCTATTAAGCCTATTATTCATGCCTTGCACAACCCAGTTCAAGGTGCTATAATTAATATACCCTGAAAGGGGTGAAAGACAATTGTCGAAAAGGAGAAACATGTCAAACATTGACACTAAACAATTAAAGGCTATGGGAGCATCCTATGGTCGTTCAGTACTTGGTGCTGGACTTGCACTATACATGTCTGGAGTAACAGATCCAAAAGATCTTTGGGCTGCATTAGTTGCTGCTATAGCACCCGTTGCATTGAGAGCAATTAATCCAGGAGATAAGGCTTTTGGCATCTTGCCAACAGTTGATGCCGTAGATACCGCTCTAAAGGCTGCTAAGGCACCTGTAAAGAAGGCTGCAGCAAAGAAAAAGAAGTAATCAATAATATAAAATTGGCCATGCAGAAATGTGTGGCCTTTTTTATTGACAAAACGCATTCAATTGGATATACTTATAATATGATAAAAAAGATTTTATTACTCAGCGTACTTCTGTCCCTTGGAATAAATCCATCTTTTGCTATTGAAAATGGTGAAAAGGAAAAAGATCCTAGTAGGGTTGTTGTCCTTTATTTTGGGCAAGAATATCCTGGATGTAGTGGATATTTATATGAGCCAAGAATTGTATTTACTGCTGCACATTGTTTGTCTGCCCCATACCCAGTAACACACGTTGGATTGCCTAATCAGAGCACTGGGTTAAATGCAACAAAGGTTAGCGTAGAAAGTTTTTTACTACCTGATAATTATAATAAGTCTGATCCATATCAAAATGATTTTAGCGTATTGATTTTATCAAAACCAATTTTAGTTAATAATAAAATCGTATTGCTTAATGAAGAAATAAAAAATAAAATACAAAACGATAAGGTTCAGGTTAAAATTGCTGGATATGGAGAACAAGATTCTTCGGGCACTGCAAGGGAGACCATTAGAGATGCACACTATCTCTACGGATCAATACTTGATATTTCTAACGAAGTTAACATAGGAAATCCTTTGCCTGGCAGCGTGTGTAGTGGAGATTCTGGGGGTCCAAACACCATTATGCACAATAATCAAGAAGTTTATTTAGGTGCTACAAGCCACGGATTTAATCAGCCAAACTGTGGACGATGGGCTGGCGGTGGCACAAAAATTTTACAGTTTGATCCCGTATATAAATTTAATAGTGTTATAGATAAGGCCATGGCAATAGTTGCTCCAGCAGTTGTTGTGCAAGAAACCAATTCAATCCCTGTTGTTAAAGATAACCCTATAATTATAAAAAATAAAACAACAGTAAAAAAGAAAGTTGCAATAAAAAAGAAATGTATTAAATTAAAAAATGGGAAATGTAAGAAAAAACTTAATTAGTCTAAAAGTTCATTTTTAAAATCAGTAAAACGTGTCCACAAAGATATTGTATATCTAGCCGTTCCTTTTGTTTCTGTAACTCCATGCAAAAAGTGCAGGTTTCCTGGAAATAAAACCATCATTCCTGGCTCAGGTACAATTTCAACATTTTGATCAGGGAAATACAATACTCCACCTTCGTAAGTATCATTTAGATATACAAGAATTGAAACGTGACCACTCCATAAAAATGGCCAATGTTTTTCTTGTTCAATTAAAAGATTCCCAACATCATAAATTTCTTCTTGAACATAATCAATAATGTCTGTGTGTGGCTCAAGATATGATCCGACTGGATGAATAAAAAAATCAAGACCTCTATCTTTGTTTAGTTTTAAACCGTACAACTCTTCTGCTTTCGACCTTAACAATGTATTATATTTATTAAAAAGTGTTGATATTGGCTTTCCTTTAATATGTATTGAGTCAACCACCCAGTGATGTGTTTTTTCTTTTTTGGTATGGAGAACGCTATCTCCAAACTTTACAAACTCTTTAACATCTTCCTCTGGCATAAAATTACGTATGACCTTGATAGTGTCTGGCCCAGTGCCAATAATTTTGCTTATGTTATCTATTTTTTTTTCAGGAACATAACTAGAACCAGTTTGATTTGTCATCTTTCTATTATACACTATGATATAATTTAAAAATGGTATTCGTTCTCCCCCCAACCCAGGGCGCTCCAGACGTGATACCGCAAGAAAAAATAAATGGGGCCAAATTATACTCTACAAGGTATGAATTTTTAAAAACACTAGAAAAAAATATAAAATATTTAGAGGTTGGTGTGCTGGCTGGAGATTTTTCGGAAGCAGTAATTAAAGAGGTCAATCCAAGAATTGCTGCACTAGTTGATCCATTTCAAACCATAGACTATAATGCCAGTGAATATGGCGGGGCAAGGTGGGAATTAGTGGGGGAACATTACAATTTTGTTCGCTCTAGGTTTAAAGGAATTGCTTCTGTAAGGATATATAGACAATACTTTGAAACATTTATAATAAGAAATCGGCACAAATTTAATTTTATTTATCTAGATGCGTGTAATGATTATTTGTCCGTTAGAAACTATCTAGAAGGGTCAGCAGAAATTATAGAAGATGGAGGAATTATAGGAATAAATGACTACAGCATTTATGAAAATAATACCGAAGCAACGAGTAAAGAAAGAACTGAAGTAGTAATGGCTGTCAATGAATTTATTCGTAATACAGATTGGTATGTGCATGCATTTGCACTTAATGATAGTTTAACTTCTGATATTTATATTAAAAAAAATAAGTTAAACTAAAAAAATAAAATATTATTTATCTTTACCTTTATACTCTCCATATTTTCCTAGAACTTGCCTTATTTTTCCATCTTTGCCAATTCGAACAATCATTCCATTTTTAATTTGAACTGAATTAAATCCATCGTGCCTTTTATAACTGCCAGATGATCTTCTTGACATTATTTAGCCAATAGATAAACTGCTGAAATACCAGCAAAAATAGCAATTAGTAAAAATAACGCTACTACGCTTTGACTTGCTTTTTTTAAGTTCACATTGTCTCCTTTTATATTATTATACACTATTCAAAATTTTTTATTTTAAAAAATACAGACATGGCAAATCTTGTATCGCTGGCAGGAAGAATGCCATGTCTATTCCACCAGTGCCCAGGAAAAGATATTAACATCCCTGCCTCTGGTTTAATTTTTAAATTATGATGTGGGAAAAACAACTCTCCGCCATTATAATCATCATTTAAATAAATTAAATTTGATATATGACCGCTCCAGTTATATTTTTGATATTTTTCTTTATCAATATCCAAGTTGTCAGAATGAACTGCAGTAACAAAGTTTTTTGTTCTTCCAGCAAGATAAGAATCAAAGTTTGTCGATGGACTTGCATATTCATCATAGTCTAACTCTATATTAAAAAGACTTTCGGACTTTTCTTTGATTTTTTTTATGTATTCTAAAACTTTAGAATCCACAATGGCTGGATTAAAATTTTTATGCTCACCCCTATCATACATAAAATTAATTTTAGTCATGATTAATTCAATGTCTTTTTCAGGCATAAAGTTTTTAACTATTTTAATTGTATCTGTACCAGAGCCATGGATCTTGGTAAAACTATCTTGTCCAGGAATAAACTGTTTTGCATAATCATCTCTAGTTAAATCATCTGAAGAATACTCTGGTGACTCAAAGTAATGCTTATCCATTTAAGTCCTCAATTTCATTGATAATTCTATCTGCTATAAGTTCATACTCAATTTCTAAGATAGAACTGTTTGGATCTATAATATGAACTTTTATCTTGCCTATTTCTTCAAAAAGAATATTTGTTATTTTTTTGTGTAGTTCTGAAGTCACTATTTAGCCTCATCATTTTTTACATCAGTTATTCTTTGAATAGAGTTAGACAACAATGACTGTCGAAGCATTTCATACTGGCCTAAAAGATTAGACTCTTTTTTCTTATTTAACAATCGTTTTTTATTTTTCCTAGATCTTTTTATCTTAATCTTATTTTTATCGTTGTTATTTTTTTTCATTTATGCTCCAAGCCATAGTGTCTTGAAAGGGTTTGATTGGCAAAAATTCCCCATCTAACTTCAATCTCTTTGTTACATTTTTCACAGATGACCGTCCTACTACTCACTATCAAATTCTTTGTTGCTGACCCAAGTACCCTCTTGATCAACTCCATATGTCATGCCAATGTAGCACACAATAAACCCTGCAAAAAAACTAAACATCATAAGTAATGCTGTCATGTTACTCCTCTTTGTATCAGTATACCAAACAAAGGGGGATAAGTCAAGATATAATGTATAAATGGAAAGAGCATTACTATACTTAATATATTCTCCAGCCCTAAAGGCGTTTAAGGTTGGCATATCTAACCTATCTAATCGTAGATATTCACAGCACAGGGTCAAAGGCTGGATGTTAATTGACTATTGGTATTTTGAGAATAGGGAAGTTGCTAGGTCTGTAGAGCAGGAGGTTTTAAAGGTTTTTCGTAATAAGTTTCCTGGGCGGTATTTAGCCAAAGAAGACATGCCTCAAGATGGCTATACAGAAGCATTTAGTAGTGAGAAAATATCATCAAAGAGGGTAATTAAAATTATCAATGCTACTGTTAAAGATACAAACAATGGAACACGTAATGCGATATAATAAATTAATATACTTTTAGGGGTGGATATGGGAGTGCTTTGGTTTTTTGTTGGATTGATTGTGGGCTTGGCCTTAGATTTTGTCTTAGTGTTACATATGCTCAAACCTCTTAAGAAACGTATTCTAGAATTAGAAAATCGGCGGTAAAGTCAAGGCGCAAAATAGAGGTTTTAAGTTCGGCGAAAAGTAGAAAGAGTAAACTAATCTATGCACCTAGCGGTGCACTAATGGTTAGATTCTTCTACTTTAGCCAATATTCTCTTAATCATATCTTCTCTATATTCTGGGGTAAGAATAAAGCCAGTGTCCATCTCAGTCATAAGCACAGACATCCTTACTATTTCATTAGTATTCAATGTTTATCCAGAAGCAAACAAAGTCTATGCTTAAGTTGTATCTGTCTACGCTAAAACCTAATCCAAATCTGCGGGGATTGAATCCAACAGAAACCCAAGTCCTATTGCTAACTCTCCACTCTTTATATTTAATCATAAATTTATCTTTTCTTTATTCACGGCTTGTTTATAGCCTAATTTGTATGACAGTAACACTAGTAAAACAATTGCTGATGAATGTAGTAAATAAAACATATCACTCCTTAATATAAGGGACAGTTTTAAGACATGTCCAGGTCCTATCCTGATCAGTTCATTTAGAGACGTTGTCAGGTGCTCAGTTCGTCTGGCTTTTGTTAAGCATTATAAGTATATAACATACTAAAAGGTTTGTCAACTGCTATAATGGCTTTATGAGCAAATTATTTATGGTTGGAACTCCTATAGGAAATCCAGAAGATATGTCTGTTAGATCTTTGAATTATATTAAAGAGGCTAAAAATATAGTAGCAGAAAACCCAGAAGACTTTAAGAGATTTTTAGAATCTTTAAATATAGATAAAACTGGGGCCAACATAATGTATGCCCATACTTGGCCTGACCATATAGGGGAAGAACCACTCATTCGTAATGTCCTAGACCTATTAACATCAGGAGAGGATGTTTATGTAATTTGCGATGCAGGCATGCCAGGGATAGCAGACCCAGGGGGAGCAATTGCCCAGGAATGCATTAAACGTGGTATCCAAATAATATCAACTCCTGGCCCCAGTGTAATAATTTCATCTGCGGTATCTACTGGTATCTCAAATGCATTTTTATTTGGTGGCTTTCTTCCTAAAGAAAAGGGTATGCGTCTAAAGAATTTACAGGCCTATAGAGTTAGCCCAGTCCCATACATATTCTTAATAACATATTTTTTTGATGCTGATGGGTTTGATGACTGTATCAAAGTTATGGGGGATCGTAATGGTGCTCTATGCTATAACCTAACTACTACTAGAGAAACCACTATTTTTGGAAAACTATCAGAGTTAAAAGAGAAATATGCTCAAAGGTTTAATGCTGAACAACCAGATGATGTAACATTAATTATCGACAGTTATCCAAACAAAGCACTACAAATGCCATATTGCTGGTAGCCTGAATTTTGAGCGGGATAGTCAAAAGAACCATATCAAACCCTATAGCCAATAACACCCCTGTTATGATATAAAACCTAGTATAATCAAATAATGAAAACAGTCTTTATATTAGCAGCAGGTGATGGCACAAGGTGGAATAACTATAGAGGTGCTCCCAAGCATAGGCTTGTAATTGAAGAGGAAGTCCTGATTGAAAGGACATATAGGCAGTTTTCTAAATATGCTGATAAGGTCATAATCGTCGCAGATGAGGAACAAGGTTTTGCCGAGACTTATATACCCGCCAAAAATAAAGAATGGAAAGATATAGCCAAGTTCTGGTCAAGTAGGGACATCTGGTCAGAAGGTAAGAATATTCTGGTTTTTGCAGATGTATATTTTACAGATGAAGCCGTTGAGGCAATAATGAATGACCCCTATGGCCTATCATTTTATCTACGCAGCAAAGGATCTAACCTTACAAAAAAGATATGGAAAGAGATATGGGGCATAGGGTTTGAAGGTTCTTCTATTCCTGTCTTAGAGTCTACAATATTAAAAATCATAGAATCTAAAGAGAATTACAGTACTGGTGGTTGGCGTTTGTATGATCAATTAACCCAAGACAGAACAAGATTTCACTCTGTGGAGATAGATGATTGGACTGAAGATTTTGATTTTCCTGAAGATATTGATAGATGGGAAGCAAGGAGAAAGACTCTCTAATAGCCTTCTATGGCCTGATATGAGGGTTTTAGGGTTTGTTATTAGACAAATAAATATTACTGATGAGGTTTAGATCTGACTGAAGAGTAAAGTGGAGGAAAGTGGTGTGTAATGGAGCATTTATACGTAGCGTTCGTAATGTTTTTTTGTAAAGAGGGCGGCGTCAAACCCCCTACCATCAAACCTTTAAACCATCAAACCATCAAACCTTATATGCCTCATAGCCAGATTATATCCCAGAAACAATGGTTTGTCAAGCCCAAAAAGCATATAAAAAAATAATAAAAAACCTTTAAAACCATAGGATTTCCAGGATAAAATAAAAGATTTCGTAATAAAAATAATAAAAAGGTTTGAAAATATTAAGGTTTTATATAGGGTAGTATTATGATTCAGATTGTCTGCGGTATCTTTTAAATACCCGCTTCAAATTGCCCCACGTTTTTATTGGGTGTATCACTGGGGAAAACGCAAAGGAAATTGCGTGCTCTATCGCCTCTTCTATCTCTCTTTCTTTTTCAGACTGACGGCGGAACATTGCTCTTGAAAAGTGGCGGGGACTCATATCATCATTATAACATTATTTTTTGGCGGGGGATCAACCAACATACATATACTTAAAGTGAACCCTACAAACCTCTATAGAGAAACCATCTATATCAGAGTAAAAGATAGCATCATTATCACAATAATAACACTTGGTTTGTTTTGGAGATGTAAGGTTTGACATATAATGATTATATCAGGTTTGGGGATAGAAAGGTTTGGATCGTAATAAGGTTTGAAGGTTTGTTAAAAAGTTCCACGATTTTTTGAGATCTGTCGTAATATGATGGTTTGATAAATAGGGACCCGAGGCGACGCCCTTTACAGGGAGCCGTCATAAGTACTAGAACTATCTAACATAGAGTCCAAGTTCTCAAATCCTGAATCCTCTAATTCTAGAGAAGCAAGAAGCATATCAAATGATTCTGATAGATATAAGTCTGCTCTTGGAGAGGGATCTACAATTTGAGAGTCAATAAAGTATGCTAATGGAAGTCCTATATCGTTATAGTCAAAGAACTCCTCAAAGGCTTCTTCATCTCTATATTTCATCCATAACTCAGATAAAATCTTTATCTTCGTCTGCGGTAAGGTCGTCAAGACTTTTTATCCCCTCTTGTTCGTTTCGTTCTAGTATAGCATGGTCTAGCATTAACATCAACTTTTCCCATAAAGATTTTGGTGCAAGGCGTGCCAAATATCTTCCAACTTCATCTTCGCCTAGTTCCCAATAATCTAGCAGGTCTAGTATCTTTTTAGCAACTCTTTCATTGGCAGATACTCTCATAGTTCCTTTCATTATACAGAATTAAGTGGTGGAGGGCAAGTCCCACAACCGCCCCCCACCTTGTCGCATTAGGTGACCCCTACCCTTTGCGGATGATACCTACACAGCGTGTACACTGCTAGGCAAATTATAATTAATAAAACTGTCAATGTCTTTATGATTGACATCATCATGACTGATAGTGTTATTAGTCAGGTCAATTAATATTGGATGGTCCATATAATCTAACGCAGTGTTAGGGTTACAGGCATAGAGTCCATACCCTGTTTCATCCAGAATGGAATCCTTTAGTAGATAACTAACAGCCATACGTGTATAGTATTCAGCATCACCTTTACGTACCGCTGCATGCTGCAGGGCCTGTGCTAGGTCTGAATACATAGAGTCTTCACCCCAGTGGCTGTACAGCGCTACCGCTAGGTCCTCTTTTTGTTTAAATACAAATGTACAACGTGCTCCCATTATTCTTCCTCATTCTTTTCTATTAGATTGGGTACGATTGACAGTTGATTACTAATTTCATTAAAGATGCTGTCTTCATCTTCATTGTCAGTTTCATATTCAAAATTCATATAATCGCCTGTGGGCTCAAATATTACTTCAACTTCCCATCTTGCCATTAGTTGGTCTCCTCAATGATTTCGTTAAGAAATACATATCCTAGTCCAATAGATGTATTATTTTCTAGTATTTTATATCTGTCGAAAACAATATCCTGAGCAATATTAAATGCTTGCTCCTCATCATTTGCATTTACTGCAATTTGAACATTGTCTCCAATGCTTATAGAAACTATATATTTTTTCATTTGGGTCTCCTTAGAAATGAAAGTCTACTGGTACTAGATATTCTAGCCTAGACTGTTCAGGTTTGTCAAGTCTCTCCTCTAGATACTGAAACTTGGCGGTAAATTCACTGTGATCGTAAAAGCCACTGTCAGGGGTCCACTCACTACTTAGCATGGTAATGGCTTCTTTGATTTCCCAGCGAGAAAAATCAAACTCCCTATCATTGTTTAGTTTACAATCATTACTAATATAATCAACGATATCTGATTTGAGTTTATCAAATCCGCTATCAAGTTTCAGCAATTTTTCATTCATGTACTTAATACGATATTGCTTGATGTTTGATAGTACTTTCATAAATTCATCAGACTGTTCAGCATAGGAGATGATCATGTCTTGTGAATCTTTATATTGTGATTTACTCCAGCGGCCTCCACCAACTACATGCCAGTCAGACCAGTCAGCAAGGCGATACCCCTCATCGCTTGGCAACAGGCTTACTGTAGCAATGTCAAAGGCTTCTTGCCTGCTTTCTGCTTTTACGGCTATCCAGTGCAGTGTATGCATTACTCTTCCTCACATTCATGGTCGTCTTCTTCAGGGTCATATATGTATACCCCACACTTAGAGCACTCTTCAGGTGATTCACCTATTTGGATTTGAATGGTTGTGTCAGGGGGACAAGGAACTTCAGTAACAAAGTACCCAATCCTATTAACGATATGCCAGCCATTCCAGATATAAGAACCGCCGTCGTCTCCGTCACCATACATCCAAATATAGGAGGGGTCATGAGATTTAACAAACTCTACCTCATCACCATATGTCTCAAACATATAGCCAACGCCGTCTTCAATTTGAAAAGAAGCATTAGGGTCTATGTGATTAGGAATTGGCTTGTATGTATTAAACCATTCTTCCTCAGATAACTCAATAAAGTTTTGCATTCAGGGTCTCTTTCTTTAGTGTCTTAATACTAATTATAGGGGTTGGAGTTGATTTTGACAACCTTTGGAGATGTGACCTTAATCACAGGTTCGTAAAAGGTTCCCTTAATGTCTTCAACACCAATATATGACATTTCTCTTCCACAAGGGCAGTTCATTCTAACTACCCCATTTGGGAAGCCATACCCATCCCTGGCGGTAAATTCAAGAAGAGAGTCACATTCATCAGGGTCACAAACAAAGGTGTATCTTACCCAATTAAACCTTGGCTTTTGAACTTCAGGGTCTTGATTACAACAAGAACAGCCATTCTCGCAACCACCATATGTCCTAGTACCATCAGGATTATTCTCTAGCCATATGGAGCACTTGCACTCCTCACACATCACTGGCATTATCAAAGTACCCTTCTGCCCATAGGCCTTGTAGGAAATCATGAGCCTTAACTAGATAGTTATGGATTGCAGGATTCTCATCAGGATTAACTAACAGGTCTGCCTGATAGACACCATAAGTCATGTCTGCTAAATCTCTTTGTGTATAGCCTAACATTATTTCTCCCAATATTCTAAAATAGTATTAAGAGTAATATGGACTGAACAATCACAATCTTCTCCACCCATATTATCCATAAACTCTAAGTGAGAGTAATTGTCGTCATAAATTTCTTGTACTAAGTTTCCAACAGTTAGGGCTCTTAGTTGGGTCACGGTTCTCATTCGTATTCCTTTTCATACCAGTTGAGGGACTTTACATTTAATTCTAACTCATCTGTTGGATAATTGTCAAGTAGGTATTGTAAGGCATGACCAGCAGTTTTAAACTCAGAGATACAGGTGCTTTCGCCATATCCTTGAATATTGATTTCCCAGCAGTCAACACCGCCAGGAGAGCAAGCATAGTTCATTTCATATATTTCAGCATTTAGGGTCATAAATAAATAATACCAAATTCCAGCGAAAAAATCAAGTGCTACGTAATAGAAAAATAAATAACATTTTTGGTGGACTCGGCCCCGCTTGCGATCCCAACGGGACTTGAACCCGTAGCCTTTACCGTGACAGGGTAACGATCTAACCAATTGATCTATGGGACCAGAGAGCAGTTTTAAATCTTGCTCAGGATTTATTTACTAAACTAATTGTAGCGTATTACGCACAACATCTAGTAAGCGATTTTTTTCTGCATTGGTAGCAGCGTCAAATCCACTTGCTGCTGCTAGCATTGACTCATTAGAGCCACCACGAGCAGAACGATACCAGTCAAGACGCTCAGTTAGTGCATTGAAAGCACCCCACGCATTACCAGCAATCATTCCGTTAAATTCGCCAGTGTAAATATCGTTAATCATATCTACTTTATTTTCCCATTTCTTGATTGCACCCTTAGCATCTTTTTCAGGCTTTGGATATGCTGCAAGAATGATGTCATTGAAATCTTTTGCGGAGATTTCTTTTGAAATCATGGCGTGTGCCATCTTGTCAAATTCGTCCATATACTTATTAGCCATGCCTAAAGTTTCACGAGCAATTTGCACTTTACCATTAGCAGTTTGTGTATGACGAATCTTGAATGATTGCTTAACGCCATCTTTCTTGCGTGTGCGATTCAATGCAAGATTAAGAGTGTTAGCGCACACAACACGAACAGGTGTTATGCTTGCTTGAATAGCGATTGAGCCATCATGTGATGTGTTAATGAGAAGATAAGTTTTAACCTTATCTGCAACACCATTAGGGTCTAATACAGTTTCACGCTCTAATGCAAGAGAGCCAAATACTACACGACCACCCTTGATTGAGCCAGCAGTTTCCCAACGACCGCCACCATCAAGAATGTTATCACCAAATGAAAATAAATCTTCATTCTGCAATACATGATAACGCTCACCAACAACACCCAAAACATCAGTTTGTGTATCAGTTGTGGGATTTGTGCGAACAACATATTGGTATGCCTTGTCGCTAGTTAGGTGTGATGGGATTGGCATATCTTCAAGACGAACATTCCATCCATTAAGATTAGCAGCAACTAACATTTCGTTAGTATTTTTTTCTTCAGTAAACACAGTTCCTAAACCATGCCACGCAGGTTCACGAAATGATGCAAAACTAATTGCGCCATTTTGAGATTCTAATTCATGAGCCATTTTTTCCCTTTCGATTGTTTTAACTAATTCTAGCAGTCATGACTGACAATGTCAACTAATACTGGGGAACATAGGACAACCTTCTTAAATGGTATAAAACGGACATTTCGGGCCCCTCGGGTTTTTTGCAAATTAATAGAGCCTTTTATGATCATGCTCAGGATCTTTGGCCCCTTATTTATACTGGCTGTACCGTGGCCAGTGTTGATAGCCCCCTATCAAATTTAGTAATGGTCTTCTAATGACACTTCATCTACATTTAAGTCTGCGTCATAGTCATATGAACTTAAATCAACATCAATTGTGACATTGCTTAAGTCAAAGTCTGCAAGGTCTGCAATTGGAACACTAATTGTTCCGCTGAATGATACAGTGCCCTGTACTTCAACTTCCTTGACTGGATTAATACCAAAGTGTTGACAAAGCGCTACGAGAACATCCTCTTTAGAATAGTTAGGGTCGTACCATTCGACGATTAAGTCTTCAAGAGAATTCACTGTGCCCTGCAGATTCTGCAATGACTTTTTATTTGTACGGCCATTGTGTAGGTCCCATTCAATCTCAGTGACCTTGGATGTTAAATATGTTGGCTCTTCAGGAGCAGCGTATGTACCAGCAATGGCCTTGTACGTCACGAGAAGATTTGGGTTATAAGGCACTTCTAATTTGTCGATTGTTACTGCGTCCTGTAGTTCGTTTCCCATGGGGCCTGCTTTCTGTTGTTGTTAATATAATAATATCACAAAGGCTGGGGGAATGCAAACCTGCTTCTTAATTAGTCTCACATAATGAGATGTGATTTAGATCACGTTGCCTCGGCCCCGCTTTTGCGGGGAATTAAAAGATGAGCAGTTTAGAACTCATGCTCAGGAGTCTTATCTCAGGAATAACTTAGCAGATGAGCCAAGTGCTTATCAGAGATAAATTATTTAGTTGTGCTTACCATTGCTAAACGGCGTTGTCCGCTTGCTAACTGTAATGAGATACGAGTTAGTTTAGAGTTAATTGGTGAGAACTTTACAATTCTACCAGTTACGCCTGTTTTACTAGTGGTGAATAAATCACCTATTTGGTATGTGTATCCGCCTAGTGTCATTTGGGTCTTACCTTTCTGTTTGTGGGTTTGCTTACTTACTTAGTCTAACATTTTTTAGGGGGGAAGTCAAATACCCTTCCCCACCTAATTATCTAATTAAAGATAACGAGCAATAGCGTTGTAGGTGCTAGTGCTAACTGTTTCCTCGTCCGTCATTAAAAGAATACGGATAGCGTTAGAGATTTCCTCTTTCATCTCACGATAAGTGTGTTGATGGATTTGCTCAAAGTCCCTAGTTGGTTCAGCAGGGAACTCGCCTTCCTTAACTGTTAAATCAAAATCAACATTAAGGTTGTTTGACCATTGGCGATAGTTTGTTCGCACATTTTGAGCCTTATCTATGTTAGCGATAGCGAAAGTAAATAACTCTTTTTTCCAAACCTCTAGTGCTTCGTTATACTTTGCTTCGTTCTCATCTTGCTTCTTGTAGTTAGCCTCTAGTTCTGCTAACTTATTTGTTAGGGCTGTAATAACCTTTGGTGTAGCGATTTTTACATTTATTGCTTTGCCTCTTGCCATTGTGGGTTTTTCCTTTTCTTTGTGATGGGGGTTCTATCCTAGCAGGTTGCTAAGATAATTACAAGTGAGCCTTTTTACATCTTGCTCAGGATAGTTAGCCACTAGGCTAAACTTACTTTGCTGTCCAAGTTGTCCAGCGTGTTGCGCCATTAACATCTAACTTAACTCTAACTGTTGAGCCAGTTTTTGATGGTGCGATTTCCAAGATAGTGCCTGTAACCTTTGACTTTTGTGAAGTGTAAAGGTCGCCTACTTTGTAGGTTGCGGTTGATACTGCCATTTGTGTTTCCTTCTTTCTTGTTGGTTGGGCTTACTGTATAAGTCTAACATTTTTTGGCAAGAAATACAAGTTGATTTCTAGTATTTCTCACATTTTGAGATTATTTTTCTGTGAGATAGATCACACTAGGCAAAACGGACATAACGGACATTAGTGCCCCATTCCAGCAAACATAATCATGATAAATAATACTGTTAGTAATAAGATTTCCATATACTCCTACTTTTTAGAGGATGAGAAAACGATATCGCTCTTAGAGTATACACACAATCCGCATGAAACGCAAGCGCTACCAGCATTTGAGATTAGGGGAATTGACTTTAAGTTCTCAGGACATTTAGCCCCAGGGCGGTTGAATAACTCTTTCATATCTGCCTGCCCAATTGCAAAATTTTTGGCAAGGTATGCAAGACGCACACCATGATCTTTCTTAAGACTAACACCTATCTCTTTATTCTCACTATCTGTTGAATAGTATAAGGATAGATTAGGTATGCCCTTGAGCATTAACGCTGCAGAGTTTACTCTAGTGTATACCCAAAACTTTATATCTGTATTATTAAGGATGATAGTCTTCCATGCTAGAGTGTAAGTATCATTAAAGAAATCACCGTCCCAATGAATACGAAATAGCAATGGAGCATTTTTCTTTTCACAATCCTTTTTAAAATCATTAATCATATTCTGCAATAGATTAACCATAGTAGGTTCATCAGCGTCTTTTAATAATTCCCAATTGTGAAGGAGGTTAGCCTTTACTCCTTTGAATAACTTTTCAAGTTTTCCTGCATAGCAGACACTTTCGCAGACGCTAGTGGCACCAGGACATGAGAATTCTTTGCCAGCAGGTAATCCAAAAGTATTAGCCATAGCGGCTTGCTTTCCATTTTTTGTGACTGCATTAGCAACTTTCCTGTCGTACGATCTTTTTAATTGGGTCATAATTAATTATAACATTTTCAGGGCAAAAATACAAGTCTACGTAATTAAGAAAATAGGGCAAAACGGACATTTCCTCGGCCCCGCCTTTATTGCAACATCATTAAATCAAATTGGTCGTACTCGCCAACTGTAACTGTTTCTCTTTCACCAAAATCATTTATGATTTCTAATTCATAGCCATCTACTAAAGAAATTATAGTAACAATAGATACAACTTCATCGTTAATAACAATTAAATCATCAACCATTAATTGACCTGCAGTTAATACATCAACTTTAACATAATCCATAATGGTAATGGTATCATCATTTTCTAGATCAATCATATTATTACTCATCACTAGGTTCAATAAACCATTCTAAGTGGTGCTGGCTTACTATTGCACTTGCTGGTGCTTGCTTACTACCTTTGTAGGTAATCTGAAAATCACCAACCATTGGCATATCTATCATTCGTGAATAGTCCTTATCATAGTAAGCGTCAATTGCTTCAATACAAGGCTGAACCATTTCAGCGGGGACTGGTGGATAATGATTACCCTTTAAGTGATAAAGTAATTGTGTTTCTAAGTCTAGTGTTGTGTCTGCTAATCCAATTGCGGTTACGCTTCCCATTATTTAATTACGACCTCTCCGTTAGTGTAGAAAGTTTTAGTATACATTTTACCTATTGGGTCTGATAAGTTATATGTTGCGTATTCTTTGGCTGTGCCATAGTCTACACATTTAGTCCAAGCGTCTACTGCCTCTAGCATATCGCTAACTCGCAGGGTATGAATTAACTTCCCATCATAGGAAGTAGT